TTATCATCAAACTCACCAAAATATTTAGGTAGTCCTGTTGTGGACGCATTAGGAGTATAATCCCTAATGAAAGAAACTTGTTTTAATAATAAATAATTATAATTACTGTCACCGTCTATAACAGCTAAACTAAACGGTGCTAAAAAATCACTGGGGGTTGCTAAGTATGTATTACTAGCAGTTACATTACCTGTAACATTTTTTCTAAACTCATCAAGCTGTACATTTTTTAATATACGCTCTTCAGTAGCTTCTATAAAATTAGGTAAATTAGTAACAAAAGTACTTTCTGTACTTTCAAGATAATCTTGTATTGCTGTTTTTAAATCTGTATAAGTCCAACTCATGTTGTTACCGTTACTGTGCCTAAACTACCTGTCATTGTTTTCATGTACCAGCTAGTTCCTATAATATCATCAGTATTATTATACTGTGGATTTGGGCTAGAAGTACGAATTATACCGAATCCAGTCGTAGGTGCAGAGATTGTGGGACGTGGTTCGTATAATGCTTCAGGGTCAGTTGGTGACCTTGAAGGTGTAAGCTGTGGGTGTTTAGGCTCGTAACACTCTCCACAAACTTTAAAACCTGTCCACTCTTTACGTAAATCTAGATACGGAAAATCAAAACCACACCTGTCACAAATAGCTCTCGAGTATTTACCCTGAGCGTAAGCCATTAATAAAATCTCCTAGAAGGAGTAAGCATTAATGATGCTCTGTTTCTGTCCTCGTCTGATGCTAGTTTAAAATCTTGTTCGTATTGTTGTTTTAAAAGACCTGCCTTAGCTGGATTCTTTTTTAAGGCTATATAATAAGCTAATCCGCTAACCATACAAGGTATAAACCTTGAAGGCACTTCTGGGTCTTCGGCAGAAGTATTTACGTCATCTATCCTTTGTATTCTGTAGGATATTAGTTGATAATTACTGGTGTCGGGAGTTGGCCACAAATTTACTACAGGTGTAATTTGTCTGTCTACAAAATATTGAGTAGGTCTAGCCTGAGTAGTTTTAGTAGGAATATTTAAAAATTCTTGTCTACCTATTCTGTCTATTTCAATGTCTAGTACAGGGCTTTTACTTGTATCTCTAATAACTGCTGAAAGTATATCAATATCATAAGCGTTTAAGTTATAACTCGCTGTGCCTTGTGTAAGGTCAAGAGTTACTTCCGCTATAGTCCAGATATTAACACCTCTGTTAGCCCAGTCAGCAAACATAATGTTTAAAGAACGTCTAGCAGTCCTAGCGTCGTACCCTGTACGTTGTTCTAGTCCTGCTAGTTCGTATGCTTCTTCTATAGTGTCTGCTATATTTAAAGCAAAAGTCTTAGTTCCTGAAGTTGCCATTAATCGTAGTCTTTAAATACTGTAAGGACTATTACGTAGGAATCACCGCTAGTGTGCCCAGTAGTGGTGAGCTTAATATCACCTGTTTTACCAGAGCCAGAAGTGTTTCTTATACCACCGAAATCACAAAAATCTACTTCATCTGTATAGTTTTCGTTTATGTCCCAACAAATTGTATCTACAGTAGCGTCCCATAAAAGTTTTACGCTCATACCAAAAGTTGAATAACTAACTTTAGCTAGTCTACAACCAGTACAAGCTGCTCCATCACTTTTACGAGCAGCTAACGCACTTACGTCTACTTTAGTGACAGCTGACTCTCCTGTACCGTCTGAAGTGTTGGTCAGCTGAATAACAGCTGACCTATCACTATCTGACAGAGTTGTTGAAGTTACTGCATCTGCCATAATTGACTCCTAAAATTAAGCGTCAGCAAAAGGAGTAACTAAAGTACCTGAGCCAATTAAAAATGCCTCAACATGATACTTAGCACTAGCCATAGCTGTTACTTTTACGATGCTTCCTGCAACACCACCTTTAGTAGTACCGTTTAAGGTAATAACGTCATTAGTAGCACCTGAAACAAAAGTTTTACCAGTTGCTGCGTCATCAATACCTACAAAAACGCTACCGACGAACTTATCAGTTCCGTCAGTTTTGATATCAAGGTCAGTTGCTGCGGTTTCTACTATAAAAGTAAAAGAAGCACCTAAGTTATTAAGTTGGTTAGGATCGTCGTCACTTCCTGGAACGGTAGCAACAATTGAAGGCAAAGTAAATTTACCATCAGCGTCGTTACAAAGTAAAACTTTACCTGCGTGCGAGTCAACACTTAAAGTAGTGTCGGCTGTTAAGCTAACTACTGAAGCATTACCTGCTGAGATAAAACCAGACAGTGATTTAACTGGTCCTGAAAAAGTTGATTTAGACATTGTTTTCTCCTTTATCTAAATTAGTCACTTCATCTTGGAGTAAGTCTGCCGAGCCAGTTGAAGTAACAAGTTAGTCTCGGTTTAGTTAATTGTAAATTAGGTAGGGTAAAAAAGAAAGGGGAACGTTAAGTTCCCCTTCCAAAGGATACTATTAAGTACCCACCCCGAAAGGATTAGGCTCCTGGTGAACCATACATTCCACGCCAGTCTGACCATCCGAAAGAATATCTTTCTCTAGCCTTGTATCTAACGTTTCCTGTTTCGAAGTCACCTTCCATGCCAGTAGACATTGGTGATCTTACGAAGTGCTTCATGCCATTAGGAGCATCAGTCTTGATGAAGAACGCATCAGTATCTGTAAGATAATGATTAACAACGTAACCTTCTGGGAACATTCCCATGTTTTTCATTGCGTTGATATCATTGTCTGATGTGTTAACTCTTCCTGGAGACATTAAAATTCTCTCAGCTACGAATTGTAGTTGAGGTGGAACAATCAATTTTCTAGCTTGAACATTGATTTTGATTCCTCTTTCATCTTTAAATTGAGAAATATCAATTAAAGCGTTCTCTAGTGAAGTTTCATTCAAGTCTGCTGCTGTTGAAGGCTCGTTTGATTGGTCGCCAGCTGTCAAGGTTGGGTGATCGGTAGCGAATAATTCTTTACCGTCGCCTCCTGGATAGCTTGAGCTAAAGCCATTGTTAAGCACATTCGCAGCTTTTACTTGTTTAGTATTAGCCATCGATCTAGCAAGTGCTCTAGTATATCTAGAAGATAGGCTGTCGTAGAGGTTGTCTTCGATAGCTTCTTCTGTCAATGAGAAAGCAAGTGCTATGGTTTCGTGGGTGTAACGAGATGTGAAAGTTTCTTGTGCTGTGTCATAACTTACTGAAGCACCTTCTCCTTTAACTGGAGCTTGTGCGAAGCCTGCCAACATTACTTCTTCCTCAAACGCTCTGTCTGAATTTTCAGTATCAAAAATTTCAGCATGCTCGTTTTCGTATCTATCGTACTCTAAACCAAAAAGTGCATTAAGTCCTGGTTCGAGTTCTTTAACTAATTGAGCTCTGTTAATTGCCATTGTTAATCACCTTTTAGTTATTGCCGAACTCAGAAGTTGGGAAACTTACATACATTCTAGCGTACTGACCAATAGAGTTATCGGGTCTGTCAACAAACCCAACAACTTTGGCTATACCACTAGTTGTAGTTGTAGTAACCGCTTCTTTTGAACGGAGATTGTTTGCGTCACCTGCAGTTGTAGTAATTGTATATAATTTGCCGACACTTGCTTGTGTAGGAGTCCCAGAAGACTGAGCCTCATACGCAATATCAGGGTCAACATAAACATACGCTTGTGCATCTGCAGAACCTAGAGTTGATGTACCTGAGGTCCATTTTCTAGACCAAACAGGAGTGCCATCAGTTGCTGTGTATTGTACACCTTGGAAAACACCGAGAGGGGCATCAGTAGCACCACTTTGAAGAACGTAACCACTTGAGAGTTTGACTACATCGCCTGAAAAAATATCACCTGTAGCTCCACTCTGGATTGCGAACTCTGATGGTCTAATTGTGCCACCGCTTAAATGAAAAGCAGGTGTAAATCCATTAGGATCGTTTACATTAGCCATTATTTACTCCTATGTAAATAAAAAGTTTAAATCAAGTTCTAACTAACCGTTAGAACCTCCGCTTCCAAAAGTAACCTTTGTCTGTCTACTAGGTTTACTAATAGGCATAACAGGATTACTCTCTCGCATAAGATTGTTGTCCACAGCCTCCATCTGCTCTCCAGCTAGTTGAGCGTAATACGCTCTTCTTTCTTGGACAGTTTATATCGGCATCTTAGCGAGGATTAAGCCACCAACTCCTATGACACCAGCATGTTTTCCGTCTTCAAGTGTGGGTGCTTCAAAATCAGGATGGTCTTTAGCCATAACTGGCTCCCAACCTTCACGAATACGTTTTGACATATTCGCCTGATCTTGTTGACCCACCATTGACTCACGTATCCATCTGTATACATAGCCCTCTGGTGGAGTAGGTGCGTCTAATAATGACGGTGGACTCCATGGTTTTCGGCGAGCTTGGTTATCTCGACTTTCTGCAGATCTGGAGATTCGATCTGTTTTAGTAGTGTTTTTATCTTCTACCATTTTTTACTCCTTAACATGCTTAGCATATTCTTCTAGTGGCACACCTAATCTTTTTGCTATTGCTACTTGACTCGGTGTGAGTTGTACTTTTCTACGTGAACGTGTTCTTGCGGTAGTAGAACCTCTACTTGAACCTGCTACAACCTCGTTCACAGTGTTCTGTTGAGTCTTTCCTAATTTATGAGGAAAAGCCTCTGCCATTCTCCTATCAACTTCTGAGTAATACTCATCTGATGTAGGATCGTAGCCCTCTTGCTCTACTAATTGCCTATGAAAAGCAAAGGCACTAGTAGTCATAGCTACGTCAGAGCCGAACCAGTCGTTCTTTTTAGCCCATTGCTGAGCTTTAGGATCAACTTGAACTTGAGGTGCTTGTTGAGGTGACGTTTTTTGTTTTAAAACTTCATCAACATCAACAGGCTTTTCAACTTCCTCTGACTTTTTAGCCCTAACTCTGTTAAGGCTTTCTTCTTCAACTGCTAACTTAGCGATATCTTTTTGAGCTTCGAGCAAGGCGTCTGTATCACCGCTTTCGTAAGCTCTTTTATATCGGTCTTGAGCAGATTTAAGTTCAGAGCCGACTCTACCTTTATACTCATCATAAAGGTTTTCGTCAGTTTTTGAAAGTTTATTTTTGGTTTTATTCAGCTCATCTTGAACAGA